TTTTAGTCTATCAGCGCGGCCCAATTTTTGCCTGAAGTTATTCGCTATCAGTTCTAGGTAGCGGCGCAAACTTACGAGCAATTTCTTGTACTCCAGCCATCAGCTCATCGTCTGTCTGATCTTCTTTGCGTTTGGGTGCAAACATCATCCTAAATGCGCGGTAGTTTATTCCATCAAGATAACTATCAGCATTTTGAGGAGATGTTGCAATCCTAGCATCTTTAACCGACTCTAAAATTGTAGCCACCATGTACGGTGTAATTTCTACATTTAATTTTAAAGACGCAATTTGAGCAGAACGCAAGAAGTTTTCTTCAATGCTGCCGTAATCTTTACCGCGTTGGTTAATAATTTGTCCAGCTTGATTTAAAATTTCATACGGGGTCATATTTTTCTCCTATTGATAATTGATACTCAGCTACTTTGCCGATTAGTGAACAGTTAAGAACAAGATTACCGCGATCTTCCAAATGGGGATTTGGGTGATTTTTTTTGTAATATTGTTTTATCGATATATAGTCTGTTGTGTTTAGTGTCTTGCATAAATCTTCGCATGACTTGGCTGGATGTTCGCCAATCACTTGATGGATATTCCTTTCGTTTACGGATTCCATGTTCATAGTAAATAAGAATATCACATTAACCTCCTAATGATCGACGGGATCACGCAATACAACGGTCCCATCCATCTTTTTTTTCCACTTGGAATTTCTGCCCATCTGCATGGGTGATTTAGATTTCCTAATGCCTAAGTGCTTTGCCTGTATCCGCTTCACTTTAGCGATTAAAGGCATATCTACTTTAGCTGTATGCACTCTATGGCACTTGCGATGGGCTACCAGCCAGTTGCTTTCATCGTCCTTGCCACCAGCTTCCAACGGGATCTCATGCGAGACATCCCAATCTTCGCCGGGGATAACCTTCATATTGCACAGATGGCAGATGCCTCCATGCCGCATGAAAATATCAACGCGCATTTTTGATGTAATGCGGATGCGGGTCAATGCACACTTCCTTCAGTACTATCCAAAATCATGCGTGAGCCCATCGCGTGTTGCAGCACTGTCCTATTAAGATTGAGAAGGAATGCCGTTATACCTTCTGCACCAGCATTTGTATGAGCAAGGCAAAAACCCAGTACAACAGATAGTGCTTCAGCCACTATATCAAATCTTTCATTATCTAATAGCTTAGACACTTCATGTGCCAATTCACGAATTTTTTGTTGTTCTTCTGCTGTATATTCTTGTTCTACTTGTTTTGTTTTTCTCTTCTTAGCCATATCAATCTCCTATAATTTCATTTCTGCTCGTCTGGTTGCATTGAATGATTGCCATTCATAGTACTTCATTCGAATATATTCTAAATCCATTTTCAATTTTGTAGCACGTTCTCTGGCTTGCACCATTGATACAACATGCTCCATCCATTCATCTGAGGCTTTGACTTTCATTTCTGCACGACTGACTGGCATATCACCAAGATTAAGCATCATCTTTGACAAGACTGCGCTTTTGGTTTCCTCCAGCATATTAGCGGCAGAATCGGCGTCAACCCATTGTTCTGATATTATCCTGAATTGTTCTGAAAATGGTGAATTGTCAGTCATTGATTCTATGCCCCATCAGTATTTTGGCGTTTGTCATATCAATATATGCGTTTTCTCGAACTATTTTACCTCCATTAACAGTTGCTTGTGTCTTTGACATTTTAGTTTCTATTTTAACATTCCATCCTTTGTTAGGTTTCCACAATGTTTCAAAATACAAAGCATCTTCTTTTGCAAGATAGAAGAAGCCTATAAATGGAACTTGCAGAAACTCAGCAACCTTAGCCCCTTTACGGATCTTCTCCGCTGTCACAAGCCATTGCTCATCAAAGTGATGTCGGAACTTGTCCATAGTCAAGACACTCCGACACTTTGTTTCAACAACACCGACAACAATACCATCTCTCACCAAGATAGCATCAACAACGGCTGGCTTGTCTTTTGGCGTCTCGCAATATCGCAATGAAGGATATTGTTGATGCCACAACTCAACAGCTTTAATTTCTTGTAATCTAGATCGTTGACCTTTCGGTGTGAGAATATCCACTAGAAAGGAATCTCGTCATCAATGCCGGTAGGGGCTTTAGTTTCGACACGGGAGCGTGTCGGAGGTACTGCATCTTTTGGCTTAAAAGAGAAGGAGAAGAACTTGCCTGTTTTGCCTTCTTTAATCCAAGCAGAGATCCAGTATTCTACGCCAGAGATAAGGGCTTTGCCATTATAGTCAGGGTGGGAATCCTGCTCTTTACGATCATTCTTGAATAATGTACCCGTGTTGTCTCTAACTTCATATGCCATTTTACTATTCTCCAAGTTCATTCAGTTTGTGTATTTTCTCGTTAAGCTCGTTAATAAACTTAACAACCTCTGCTTCCAGATCTGCAATCCTGCTATCGTCACGTTCGATACGCTGGGTAAACAACGCAAGTTTTGGTGGGACGCGAGGGTCGAAGCTGATAAAATCACACCATTGCCTTCCGGTGCAAGCCATCTGCCACATCATTTGCGGAATATATTTGTCAGGTATTTCTCCCGACATTACAGTTTCCAGATGAGTGCTCGTGTTGGGACACTTGATCTCGATCAATCCGTCATCATCAACGAGCCCATCTGGACTGCATCCGCTGTTCTCAATGCTGGGGTGGGGGACAAACCCGATTGTCTGAACGAGATTACCGTGAAGGCCCTCATACACCTCACGAGCAGTCTTTTCATGGGTAGTCCCCCACTCCATCGCTGGTGTTTTGTATTTCTCGACTGGTAACCCAGTAATACGCTCCACCAACAATTCCGACATATAAGTTGCCCGCAATGACGAATATCCATTGCGAGTCCTAGCTGAAAGATCTGCGACACGACTAGCTGTCACCTTGCCGCATCTGGCATCGAACCACTCTTTAGAGCCCTGTTCCATGTCAGCCTCCCTGCTTTTCTTCGTCAGCCAGAACACCAGCCCGTTTCATGTCTGCAATGACATTGGAGTCAATTGAAACACGAACATTCTGAGGAAGTATAGACCACCAAGAACGAAGCTGGATAGACCCTAATGCAGCTCGGTTAAACCCCTCAGAGATAATGTCATCAAGGCTTTTATCAGCCAGCTCAAACTCTACGTCAGGCTTTGGCTTGGCGGGAGCTTTAACCTTCTCGCCCTTCTTAGGTACTGACTCTGCAACGAAGTGGTTCGTTGCTAACTTTGCCTTATCGGGTTCAACTGCGGCATTGCCATCATCATCTTCAGTCGCAAGGCATAGTAGTGACATAATGCCATAGCGCCTTGCATAGGTTAATGCAGAGCCGATGCCATGAGCATCTGCCTTAGCGATAGGAACCCATGTGGACGCCACCATGAATTGGCCGGAACTGTGTAACAACATTGTCTCCACTGACACGCCATTCTGGCCTACAGTCGGGAATTGAGTTAAGGCCAGCTCATTCACGGACAATGGATCTTTAATCGCATTACGCACTGATGATAGATCTGCATACTTAGATTTAAAAAATGGATTCTGTGCATTCTTCATAGCATCTTGGATTGCACCTTGTGCCTTAGCTAGTGCTCCAGCTAGCTGACCAATTTCTTCACTCATCTTCATCTCAAATGTTCCTTTCAATATATGACACAATGTCATCTTCACAGGCATCGAATATTTTCTGATACATCGTATCAGATGGCCCCGCTGTATAAGTTGATGGCGGTCCTTCATCATCGTAATCAAGCCAATATGTCATTGGCCCCATTTCTAGTATTTCTGGGTATAAGTGAGGTTCACCAACACTGCGGTCACCCCGCAGCATATCGTAACATACTTCGATGCTGCCCGTTGCAAAGCGGCTAGACCCATCGACAATGATTCGTAATTCGTCAAAACTGTATATCAAGGACTCCATTTCTATCTCCATATCAATCATTGCCCGCACATATGGCAATAATCAAATAAGGTTGTCAAGTTATATTTGACAAGCTGATAGAATAATTATATACAGTGAGCATGAAACACGAACGAAGTCCGACACTTATTTACATATTAAAAAATCGCGGCACTGCCAGCGCAATAGCGAAAGGGCTCGGTGTAACCCGTGCTGCTATATCGGCTTGGCGTGAAATCCCGATTACAAGACTTAAAGAAGTCAGTAAGATAACAGGCATTCCGCGCAATCAATTAAGGCCAGACATATTTGAAGAATTATATGGAGAATAAAATGGTTTATACCGCAGATGAAATAATTAAATTATTTAATGAAGGACATGAAACATACGAAATTGCGGCAATTTTACATATCCAAGAAGCAGAAGCCTACAATGTGCTAGCAGTCGCCAGAGAGATTAAAAATGTCTTCAAAGATCACAGTAACTTTGCCGCTACCTCCCTCAGTAAACAGGTTATGGCGCACGACCCGTTCGGGTGGGATGTACCGAAGTCCAAAGTACGCAGCGTGGCTAAAAGAGTCAGCGTGGATAATAGCAGCCCAGACAAAAGGTCAAAAGATAACAGGATATTATACGTTGATTTTAAAGGCAGTAGCGCCAGATAAACGTAAGCGGGATTTAGACAATCTACTGAAAGCTGCAAGTGATGTGCTGACCCATTCGGGGGTTATTACAGACGATCATCTTTGTAGAGCATTAAGGGCCGAATGGGTTCTTGCTGACTTTGAATGCGAAATAACTATAGAGGCTGTCGATGTCTAAGATACCATTATCAGACCAAATATTAGCTGTTGAACGAGCCGCCATTAACTTGAGAGGCCATATCGAGATCTTGCAGGGTCTGGTCGCGCAAAAGAAACGTGATCCTATCGTGTTGATAACAAAGGAAGGTTGGTTGCCGGATTTGGAAGCAGCTTTAGTTACATTGAGATGGTTAGACAAAAATAAAGATAAATTAAAATAAGACATATTGACAGGGATTTAATTAAATGGTTTGTTAATATTGCCTTAACAAACAGGAGTACATCATGGGTAATTTAACGGATGCAGATTTGAAATTGATGCTTAACAGTTCACGGGAAAAGCAGCTCCGCGATGCAATGAGCGACTGCGGATTAGACATCTCCCAGCTTGCCTCGCTCTGCGGTGTAGGCATTAGAACTGTCTATCGGTGGCTCAGTGGGACAACCAAACCACCCCAATCTACCTACACAATTTTGCACCTTTTGTCACCGATGCCATGACTAATTGACATGACAAAATAGCAAGTCAGGCGTGTCAAAATGTCTGGCTTGTCGGATGGCATGAGTCTTGCGGTAATAGGTAATAATATATTAGTTACCTATTGAGGCAATAGTAACTTCTAGTGCGTCCAGAGAATGCAATTATAAGTTAGATATACTATAACAGGCTAGAGCCATGATCCTTAGAGATTACCAATTACAATCTATAGACCGACTGCGTCAAAGTGTCAGTTCTGGACATAAGCGCCCAGTGATCCAAAGTCCCACCGGAAGCGGCAAAACTGTCTTGGCCGCAGCTCTGGTTCAAATGGCAAGGCAGCGAAACAAAACTGTGATGTTCACTGTCCCAGCCCTGAGCCTTATCGATCAGAGCGTCGATAGGTTTGCTAGTCAGGGTATCCACTGCGGTGTGATCCAAGCAAATCATTACCTGACCGATCCATCCATGCCTGTGCAAGTTGCGTCCGTGCAGACATTGGCTCGCCGGACAATCCCGCTAGTCGATCTCGCCATCGTGGATGAGTGCCATATCTCGTTCGAGCTGTATCAAAAATGGTTTAACGATCCAGCTTGGAACAAAATTCCGATTGTTGGTCTAACTGCCACTCCGTGGCAAAAG